AAAAATCATTGGCTTTGGAAGTCTGATAATCGTTTTAAATGGTGGATTGATATTTTATTAACTGTTAATCATTCAGACTCTAAAGTTTTAATAAAAGGCACTTTAATTGAGTGCAAAAGAGGTCAAAGTATTCGATCATTAGAATCATGGGCAAGGGAATGGAATATATCAAAAGGTGCTGTTCGTGACTTTTTTAAATTACTTCAATCTGAAGAAATGTTGGCAACAGAATCACTTACATTTACTACACGCATAACTGTCTGTAAATATGAAGATTATCAGACAGAGGTACACGCAGAAAAAACGCAGAAAAAACGCAATGGAAACGCTGAGGAAACGCAAGACTTACCCAAACAAGAATATAAAGAAGAACAAGAAGAAAAAGAAGAAAAAACAAATAATATAAAATTCGATTTTAAACAATCTGTTATTGATTTAGGAGTTGAAGAACAGATAATTTTAGATTGGTTGATTGTTCGTAAAAACAAAAAGGCATCAAATACTGAAACTGCATTTAATAAATTAAAACGTGAGATTGAAAAATCAAAATTACCAGCTAACGAATGTGTAAAAATAGCAGTAGAAAGAAACTGGCAGGGATTTGAATATGAATGGATAAAAAATATTAAAATTGACAACGTAAAACAAAAACCAAAACTATCAGCATGAAATATCAATCTTCTCAATCGAAACGTGTTTATGATATTGACTTTGATCAATCAAAAAAAGCACGCTATAAATGTCCTGAATGTGCCGATGGTCGTAAAAATGCAAAAGCTAAAGATTTGGAATATTATCCAGATACTCAAAGAGCGTATTGTTTTCATTGTTCAACTACACTTTACGAATATAAACCATTTGAATCAGTTCAGGCTTATACCGTACCTGAATGGAAAAATAAAACTGAATTAACCGATAAGTCAGTTAAATATTTTGAAGGTCGGATGATAAGTCAGAAAACATTAAACGAAATGAAAGTTTATTCTGATTTAGAATGGATGCCACAGTTCAGTAAAGAAATCGAAGTTATCTGTTTCCCTTTTTTCCGTAACTCAAAATTGATAAATATTAAATTCAGGGGTGCAAAGAAATCATTTAAACTTGTTTCAAATGCTGAATTGATCTGGTATAATTTTGACTGCATTTCAGAAGCCAAAGAATTGATTATTTGTGAGGGCGAGATAGATTGTCTTACTTTTGTGGAAAATGGATTTAAAAATGTTATTTCAGTACCAAACGGAGCTAAAAGCAAATCTGAATATCTTGATAATTCGATTCAATGTTTAGATCATATCGAAAAAGTTTATTTGGCTACTGACTGCGATACTGTTGGAATTGAATTAAAGGATGAACTAATACGAAGGATAGGTGCAGAAAGGTGCTTTTCAGTCAATTTTAAAGACTGTAAGGATGCAAACGAATACTTTACTAAGTATGGCGGTTATGACTTCAAAGAACTACTTAAAACGGCAAAACCAATACCTATTGAAGGAAACATAGAAATATCAAGTCTTTACAATGAGATTATTGATCTTTACGAAAACGGATTACAAAAAGGTAAAACTATCGAAATTGAAGAAATAGATAAATTTTGCACTTGGGAGCTTGGCAGACTTTGCACCGTTACCGGAATACCGAGTTCTGGAAAATCTGAATTTGTTGATTATATAATTTCCAGATTGAATTTAATTTATGGTTGGAAGGCTGCATATTTCACACCCGAAAATTATCCTTTGAAGTATCACTATTCAAAAATACATGAAAAGTTTTCAGGATCGAAGTTTAAAAAGGAAACCGATAAAACAGACTTCCAAAGTATTTACGAACACATCAAAGACAATTTTTTCTACATAATGAATGAAAAAGATTTGAGCGTTGAATCAATAATGAAGTCTGCAAAATCATTCGTTAAGCAAAAAGGAATTAAAATACTGGTTGTTGATCCGTTTAATAAATTAGATCATCAGCTAAAAAAAGGAGAAAACGAAACCCAGTATATTAGTCGCTTTTTAGATATTTTAGTAAACTTTGCCAGATTTAATAATGTTTTAGTTTTCTTGATTGCTCATCCTGTTAAGATGCAAAACAATGAAGTACCAACGCTTTATAATATTTCAGGATCGGCACATTTCTATAATAAAACAGACTACGGTTTAACAGTTCATCGACAAAGAGATGATAATAATTCGATGATAAATTCAGTAGATGTTCATTGGCAAAAGATCAAATTTAAACATTTAGGAACTCAGGGAGTATCGCAATTAGAATATAATTTTAACAATGGTAGATTTGATCCTTCTGGTAATTTTGACAATACCGATTGGCTTTGTACTAAACCTATTGAAATTGACTTTTGGGATAAGCCAGAATTGTCAGGTAATTTTAAACCGAATGAATCATTTTACGAAACTGAGAAGTCAGAAATAGCACCGTTCTAAACAAGTTGATAGATTTTAAACCTAAAAATAAATGATATGAAACCCAAAAGAGTTGAATGTGATCAATGTAAAAATTTTATAGAGCCAATTTTAGAAAATCAATCTAATATGTTTGGTCGTATAATTTCATTTGCGAAATGCAAGTTAGGAAAACGTGTTATGTATAGAAAGCCTGACATGGGTTTTAGTGGTTATCCATTTGATACAGGAGGTTATTTTAGATATTGTAATGACTTTGACAAATGAAAGCCATTTTTTACGACTCTTATCCACGTTTTGAAAATCGAATTATTCGCAAGTGGGAAAAGAACTGTTTTAAGTACAATAGATCGCATTTAGGCATACTTTTTTACGCTTGGAATACGAAACTATTATTTGCGAACTTAAACGGTTTAAAACGCTCGAAAAAGAATACTAAAGATGTTTTGCAACAATCACTAAAAATATAAAATAATGGATGATTCAATTAATTATTTCAAAACAAAGCCTGAACGAATCGAATATTTAGGCGAACGCTATTTTAAATTCAGCTATTCAGATGATAAAACGGTTCAGGTCTGTTTATCGGTTGGTGACGTAAAGAAAGGTAAGTCGAATACTTTCGGAGTCTATTTAATCAGCAAAATGACGTTTTTAAGCAACTATTTTGTAACAGGGTATATTATTCCAATTACACAAAAAGAGTACGAAGATCAATTTCAGAAAGTCGTTAAATTACTCTATTAAAATAATTAAGTTTGATGTTTTCTAACATACCCAAAAATTAGCATGATATTAGGTTTTAGATGTATCTTTACTTCATCAAACAAACACAAAAACTAAAGATCATGAAAGCTATCGAAAAACCACAAAACTATGAAGTTTGCCCAAGATGCTCAGGTAAAGGAATCTTGGATTGGACAATGCAAGACGGTGGCGTATGTTACAAATGTGAAGGCAAAGGTTATATTGGCGAACAGTCTGATGAAAAAGATGCTTATAAATCGTATCTTGATTACGTCAGAGAAACTTCTAAAAAGCGTTATGACATGATCAATAAATTGGCTACTCACGTTTGCAATAAAATTTCAGGTCGTACTGATTATGATTTTTGTGATGTTATCGAACGTAAATCGGATTTAAATAAATCATATACATTTAGCGGATTAAATAGTAAATTCGTTGAATTATTTGAACTTCCTTATTTTGCTGATTTATCATTTGCAAAGCGTTATTCAAAAACAGGATGGAACGCACCAATTTTATCTGAAATTATTAATCAAGACAGAAACCAATATGGTGAAGCAATGGTAAAAAGATATTATAAAATGCTTGAATTGGTTGGTGAAGATGGATTCGTAAAAATTGAAAAAACAAATAACAACGAAGTAACGGTTGAATTTTCAATAGCAAAACTTAACTAACAATGGACTACAAATTAATTGACAACATAGTATTTCAATACGACTCAAAAGACTATCCAGAATTTACAGATACGCTAATTTTAAGTGCTGATTATGATGGTAAAGAAATGACTTCAGATCAGTTAAATGAGATTAACGAAGATTCAGAGTTTGTTTATGAAAAATTATTGGAATGGTTGTATTAAGATGATTCGAGTATTTACCAATTTGAACATTCAAACATAATTTAATATGGAAAATATTAACGATCAACTCAATTCAATTCTTAACATGATTAAAGAAATGGAGAAGATAAATAAAGTGAATATTGACACTATAAAATGGGTAATTCAAAACAAAATTGGACTTAATAGAATCGAATTAGAACGTCAGTCTAACAGCAATTTGCCTAAACTTCCAGATTTTGCAGCCGCTAATTTTGACAATATTGCCGAAATATCTACCAGACTAACAACTGGCAATGTGTCGCACCATGCCAGAACAATCGAAGGTTTGGCAAAAAGAAATGCTGAGTTTATCAGAAAGCATTATTGCTAATATATGTTTCAACTAGAAGGAGTATCTGAACCAAACCAAGTTTTTATATTTGCTAATTTATTTGTAACTTTGGATTTAAACTAAAATAGACTCATATGGAAAACGAACTTTTTGCAGTCATGGTTGAAGGTAGACAAACGACTTCAAAAACGTATGACAATTACGACAACATAGAAGCTGAAGCGGTAAGGCTTGCAACTCAGGAAAGAAGGACAACGTATGTAATGAAAATAATAACAAAGGTTGAATTAAATGATGTTAAAATAACTAAGTTAAATGTCTAAAACAAAGCAATACAGATTAGAAGTAATTGAATTTAAAGGACACTATAAAAAGTTTAGCCTAAGATTCAATACTGAAACTATTTACTGTTTTGAATATAAAATACTACCTTTAAACCGGATTAGAATAAGAACATTGTTTAGCTTAAATTAAAACCAAATGAAAAAAGCTCAGAAATGTCCTGAATGTGGTTATTTAGATGAAATATATATAGGCACTTGCTGTATAGATTGTCCTAGATGTAATTGCAGTATGGATTTAGCAAAAGAAGTTGAGATCATTGATTGGGAAGAAGAACTAAAGATAAAGTAAATGGCAAAGCCTTATAATCATACA